TTCCAGTTTGCGGGTAGTTTGCAGATTGCAGCAAACTGGTTCAGATTGCAGACTGCGAACAGGCGCCTGCAGGCTCGCAAAGTGGTCATTTCTCATACGGATTCTTCCTCCTGATAGACCCAGACATCAGGATTCTCGACAGGGAGAACTGCACCGGTCTGGGGGCATTTGTAATGGGTAGGTTTAACGGCGTAATACGGCTGTTTGATCTCGCCGGTATCGGTGTCGATGCTTTCCGGGCCGGGCAGCGTCATCCCTTCCACGCAAAGGTAGCCGTACTTGCTGCGGGTCAGGCTTGGCAAGCCATACTCCTCGGGATTGCGGAAAAACTTGATATCACCCTTGGTGGCGTGGACAGAGATACGCTCATTGATCGTCCGGTTGGCACCAAGCCCCGCGTGGCCTTCGAACGCTTCAGCAAACTGGTTGGCGGTATAGACCCGTCCCTGAGTCGCCTCATCAAACAGCATTTGAACGATCACATCGCGCTTGCGCTGACGCTCGGCATCGAGTTTTGCTCCATAATCTTGGTTCACTATGCGATCGCTATAAGGATCGAGTTCTATCCAACGCCCCTGGCTTTTATCGACCCGTTTGGCAGAGAGGCCCGGGCCATTGCGCAGCTCAAACACGAGCATTCGGTCGGTTTGCATCTCATCCTGTCGGTAGAGCAACATACCGGTGGTGTAGTAGCCGCGCAGACTGCCCGCACCTGACAGCGCCAGAAACGGGTCTTCCTCGACCTGCTTCTTGCTGATCTTCTTGGTATGGTGTGCCAGAATGATGCCTGCCTCGGGATTGACCGCATCCCGCAACTGCTCTACACGCTCCCGCAAGAAGAACAGCATGGCGTTGTTGTCATTCTCGCTGTTACCCTCCGGGCCGCCGTCGAAGACGTTGCGGATCGGGTCGATGACCAGCACATCGACGCCACCTTGAGTTGCGGCCCTTTGCAGTACTTCGATGACCTGCTCAACTCCTTGGTCGTTGAGCACCAGGCGCAGCTGGGGCGTCACCAACAGGTTGTTGGCGGCCCGGCGACTGACTGCCTCCGGCAAACCCATGGATTGGATACGTTCACGCAGGTAGTGGTATTGCACCTCCGCCTGCAGATAGAACACCCGCAAGGGCCTGGATGGCGTGAGTTCAAGAAACGGCTCGCCTGCCGCCATGTGGGTCAGCCAGGACAACAGGAAATCACTCTTGCCGACCTTGGGTGCACCGCCAAACACAATCATTCCGCCAGGAGTCAGCACCCGAGGCGCAATCAGGTCGTCTGGCATGGGCGAGGTATCCGCCAGTAACTCACCCAGCGAATGCATCGGTATTGGCGTGACGTCTTTGATGATGGTGCGAGCGCCATCGCGAACGAGTGTCCACACATCCAAGCCATCCTCGATGGCATCAAAGGCGTCCCACTTTTCCGGCTTGCCCTCAGGTATATGCAAGATAGCGACTGATGCGGCACCGCTATTGGCAATCGCCTCTGCGGCCCTTCGCACATATTGATGCCCGGCCTCGTCGTTGTCCGGCCAGATCACCACCTGCTTGTCTTTCAGTGGTGTCCAGTCGGTTTTCTCGACAGGCGCATTGGCACCGTTCATGGCCGTCGTGGCTGCCATACCTTTCCGGATCAAGGCGTCGGCAGCCTTTTCGCCCTCGACCAGAATCACTTGACTGGCCGTTGCCACCTGAGGCTGGTTATAGAGCGGGCGCGGATCCGGGGCTCGCATCGCCCGCGATCTGACATCCCATGGACGAAACTCCTTGCCTTCTGCGGTATCGTAGCGATAGACGCAGGCAATCAATCGACCTTCGGCATCGCGGTAGTCCCACTTTGCTGTCGCGGGTCCAAGTTCATCGACCGGTGCCCTTTTAATCGTTGAGGTTGTTGCCATTTCAGGCAGATGGCCGTTGCAGACGTCCATATTGCTAAACACATCACCCAACCACTGAGCGACAGAGGCCATCAGCTGCGGGAAGTCCCGCTGTGCATCGATGTTCATGACGCGAGCCCAGGCTTCGAAGATGTCGCCACCTTCACCGGTGGCAAAGTCGATCCACATCCCCGCGCGCTGGCCTTCAAGTTCAACCACCAGGCTTTTGCCCTCATTACCGTCCAGATCACCGACAATAAACTGCTTGCCCCGTTGCTTGCCTGCAGGAAACAAGTAGTTCAAAGCCGACGGCAATCGATCCAGTAATCGATGCTTAAGCTCTTGTGCATCGATGCGAGGTTTGTACAGTGCCTCCTGTTCCGGCGCGTCATTGAAATCGAGCCATACAACATCTGCCACTACGCACCTCCTTGCCAGCATCGATCCTGCCAAGAGCAGAATTTGCACTCGTAGTGGGAGGGATCTTTGCTGACTCTGGGCAGCAGCTCCTGAGCATCGCAGGCCTGCAACACGCGCACGCCGCGATCGGATGCGCGCTGTGCCAACTCACCATTGAAAGGCACCCATTCGAAATAGAGCTCGGCGGTATCTTTGTTGATCGCAGTAAACAGCGCAGGATTGAAAGCAATTCCTGGAATCTGCGGTTCCATGTAGGCCTGATACAGCGCGATCTGTGCGGCATAAACCGGCTTGGATAGAGTCACTCCACGCTTGACGGTATCTTTCCACGACTTTGCATTGAGGGATTTGCATTCCCATAGCGCGGGATACTGCCCCTGCACATCATCGGGGCCCGCTGCCAGCACGCCATCGACATGGCCACACAAACGCCCATCGACAGCCGAAAACCCAAACTGTCCACCGGTCGTTGTCTCGGTGTAGAGTTCAAAGCCTACAGCCCGTAGCCAGCCAATAGCCAGTTCCTCGAAGACATGGCCTGCGGCAAAAATCCGCAAGGTTTGACCTGAAAAATAGCGACCTTCATCGACCGGTGTTTGCAGATATTCATACTGCAGTGCGCGATCGCAGGACACACCCAGCCGGGAAGCCCCCAAATAGCTGCGCGGTGTCTGCGCCTGATTCTCGGTCTGCAAAGCGAGATCAATCCTGTCGCTCAGCTGTTCGGACAAGGTGGGTCTGTGATTGAAATCCAGCATCAGAAAGGCACCTCGTCTTTATAGAGTTCCTGCAAAGTGGCGTGATAGGACTCAAGGACGGTATCCACCAGCCCGGTGATTTCGGCCTTGCTGTAGTCACCCAGACCTTTGTCCATACCCACACTCACCACGTAGTCGGCCAGGGGTCCCAGGACTGCCTCCGTCGCCTTTTGTTCGAGACCGGTTCTGTTCACATCCACCCCCTTGCAATACATCTGGTAGTGAATGTCCTGGCAGGTTTTCGAGCAGAAGCGCTTGAAACTTGCACGCCGCGCTTCGATAGATTGCTGCCTGTTTGGATCGAGCCAGCAAAACCCTCGTGGTGGTCGCTGGCAGATATAACATTGGTGGTGCACATCAAGCGGCCTCCTTGCGTTCCGCTTCGTTGAAGATCCGAGCCTGGATATCGAGCTTGTTGAACCGAAAGGCCAACAGGCAGGACGCTTGATAGCGGGTCAAGCCAAAATCCTTTCGGTAGGCTGGAGGTAGATAGCGCAGCTGCTGGGAGGTGGCTGTCTGATTCAGCCACTTGCGGGATTTGTTCGCCGCATCTTCCGACTCATGTTCATTGAGCCAATCATCGGCGGCCGCCAGACACACGGTGCGCTCGCCCTTGGCTAGCAATCTCGCGGGAAGTTTCTTACCACCACCCATACCGAACCAATGACCCGCCAGATAAAACACCCCTGCCCAGGCTTCGAAGCCGGTGGCCATTAGCGCCGCGTCATCACCAAACAGATCACACCAGCGGAAGGAAGAGCGCTTTAGCAGATCGATTTCCGACATCACAAAGTCGCTCAGATCGACCTTGCCATCAGCTTCACTGCGCTCCCACACATGTCCACAGAGAGAACATTCTCTTGCTGCGGCAGGCACCATGGCACCGCACTCGGGGCACTCTTTTTGCGGCGCTTCGCCGTGGCCTTCATGGCCATCGAGATTGACGTCTTGCTCGAGAGAGCCATGCAGCATGGTGCTGGTACCAAAATCGAGTACCACACAATCACTCTTCACAACACCAGGATGTTCATTGGGGTCGACCGTCCGGAGTCCTCGGCCGATCATTTGAATTAACGTGGATTTATAAGAGCTGGGACGAAGTAAGATCACGCAACTGGTCGGAGGGTAATCCCAGCCTTCAGTCAGCACAGCCACATTGACGACAACCTGAGACACGCCGGATTCGAAACGAGAAAGTGCTGCCTTCCTCGCTTCACTTGATAGCTCGCCATGAATGACTTCTGCATTAATTCCAGTAGCTGAAAACGCTTCAGCCACATTCTTGGCATGCTGGACGGTTGAACAAAACACAACAGTTGGACGATCGTGGGCTTTTTCTTTCCAGTGACGAATCACCGCTTCGGTAATGGGTGCTTTGTTCATGATGGCGTCAACAGCAGCCATATCGAAATCATCAGCGGTTCGTTTCACCTGAGACAATTCACCCTGTGTGCCTACATCCACCACATAGGTACGCGGTGGAACCAAGTGACCAGATTGAATTAACTCAGCCAAGGTGATTTGATCACTGACGTTGCTAAATACTGGGCGCAACGCTTTGTTGTCGCCACGATTTGGGGTTGCAGTCACACCAAAAATGGCTACGTCAGGGTTGCTAACTCGAACGCTATCAATGATTCGGCAATAGGTCGGAGCCGCTGCATGATGCGCTTCGTCGATGACTAACA